ACAAGGTAATCACGATAACTTGCAATGCCAGTTATGTTCTCACCATTGCCTTGAAATCTAGCAATGTCGTTTGTTGTGTCCCATGACTCCCCATTTAAAAGAGCGGAGAAATAAACAATATCGTCTATAACAACCCAAAGCTTATTTTTGTGAACTACTGGATATTTGAAGTTTCCAGGCGGGCTTGCAAGTGCAGCAGCATTACCAGAGCCAGTCCACTTGATTGGAGCGTCCCCAGACTCAAAAGCTGTAATGATAATATCATTAGCCGATCCATCAAAGAAAACTACACTCTTAGTTAAGTTGTTAGGGCTGTCCGTTATCGTTACAGCCCCAGTACGATCAACCCAGCTGCCGCCAGTGAACTCTTTGAAAGCATCTCCACCAGTTCCAACATATTCCTGTGTTCCAGATAAAAATCCGGTAAAAAGACCGGTAATTGGCTTTGCTGTGGTGTCTGTTTTATCTTTAAAAGTATTTGCAGATTCAAAGGTAGACCCTAAACGCTGAATTAGGCCACCTTGAACAGAAACAACGTTCTGAACTCCAGTACACTCACGATAATCAATGTCAGTCGGAGCCATCTTGGTATTTAAACCAAGAAAATTCTTGAACTTAACCTGATTAACGTAACTTTCCTGTCCCATTATGTTCCTCTAGGATAGTTCCCAGGTAAAAATGGCCCAAACAATACATCGTCAGGCCATAGAACATCATCCCTCATCCAAATCCCAGATTGAGGAGTGTCATCCTTAATAATCTCAGCGCAACGCATATCAAACTCAGCCTTCACAGCTTGAAACATGCTCTGATTGTTTAGGTGCTTGTAACAATTATACTTAGCATAAAGCTCGATAGCGTCGTGGTATTGCTCAGGAACTAAAGAAATATCTGTGGAAATATTGAGTGTCGGCAGCTTTAAATAAAAATCATAGTACAGCGTATAAACACCGTCAGGAATAGAGAACAAACGGAATACCGGATGCTGAAGAGTCTTCTCTCCAGCAGGAATGCGAACGTTAGTTACGCCCCCACTATTACTGGTAATAGTTACAACCCCAGTAGTCGTTGCCGATTTAGATAGGCTTAGAACTGTTTTAAACGACTGTGTGCTTGCAACTGGAGTAGTGCCAGTTAAAGTAACAGTGTCATTAACAGTCATATCGTTACTGTCTAAACCTTGGATTCTAACAGTTTGAGTAGAGTCAGCAACAGAACTAGACACTAAAGTCAAAACAGAAGAGCTCGTAGGCTGGTTCTGAACAGGCCAAAAATCTACAAATCGCATTACAAATGGCGTTCCTGTAGAATTAGGGCCAGGATTGTAAATACGATACCACATTTCATCAATGCGGTTCACATATTGAGGGGAATCGGTATTGTAGACAACAATCTGCTTAGAATTATCTACCAAATAACTGAAAGCATAAAGCTCTTGATTGGCTACTGTAGCTAAACTAAATCCTGTTTTTCTCAGCCAGCTAAAGTTCTTCTTGCTAGCCATTACCTTTTGGCCACGATCAAGCCAGCGAATAATGATCGAATCAATATTCGTCACAGGGTGGCACTCAGCCTTCACGTTCTTTAGCATTTCAGCGACATTCATTTAGTCTAATCCTTTTTCTTGAACGGTCTTCCACGCTTTTTAGTCGGCAAATCCAAAACAACGCCATCTACCTCATCTTCTAATTCTACTTCTTTCTTTTCCTCTTGAAGCTCTTCTTTTAGCTTTTTATTATCAAGCTCCATTTTGGCTAGTACTTCAGCCTGTTTCTCAGGGCTTGGAAGCGATGGAGCATCGGGAGTATGACGATAAAAATCCATCTTATGTGGAGGGCGCCCACCCTCATCAGTAGTTGTTCCTTTGATAAAATCTAGCTTTGCCATATTGTTTTCTCCTTTAATCGGGTTAAGAAAGCCCCTGATTAACAGGGGCAATCCTAAATCTATTAAGCGGAAGCACCCAATTTGAACGCTTCACCGCAAAACAAATTCACAAGCGCATAACGAGCTACTTGATCACTCGCAACAGCAGCTTCCAAGTAACCAACACGCAATTCAGCAGCAGAGCTGTTACCATTGGTAACAAGTCCACCGTTTGCCATAATGAGCGACTTGGCAGTTGTTAGAGCTGTACCAGCTGCAATACAACTTACTTTAGGATGCAGTCCAAGGAACTGAACCCAGCCGTAATCATATTGAGCCTGATCGGCCATAGCAACACCCTGAACGTTTACTGCAACATCACCTGCAACAGCATCCCCAGTTGCCCAAGGCTTCACGATTACAAAGTCATCGTTAGAAGCAGGAGCAGCAGAAAAAGGACTGTCAGGATCAATCTGGACTACTGTAGCTGTGTTAGCCACAATTACGCCAGCTTCACCTTCAGGTGCTGCACCAGCTCCACCAGCATCATCAGTACAAACAAGCAAGCCGCCAACATGAATGTCAGCAGTCAAACCAGAAGTAGTAATGCTAGTAGTGGTTCCTGCAGTAATGTTGCTGATTGCAACGTTGGCAACCTGAGCCACCAATTCGCCAGCAGTGTTTCCACCAGACTGATCAAAGCGAACATACTTAAATCCGCGAAGACCAAATACTGGATGAAAATCATAACGAACCAAGCCAAGAACCTCTTTGGCCTCAGTATCGCTAGAGTCTAGAGCTGTGTTCCAACCTACAGAAACATAGCCCTTGAACTTATTGATCAATGTAGATGAAATAGTCATGGTCTATAGTCTCCTTAGGCTGAAATGCCAGACAATACGCCTGCGCTCTCAGCACGGTTCGTGGTCACCTGACCGTAGAACAAGCACTTAGCAACAGAAATATCTTGGTTGGCGGGTTCAACAAATTTAGTCATTTTGTACATGAAGTCTTGGTGCATATAGAACTTCATGTATTTCGAGTTGATAATGTAAATACGGTCATCAGGACAATATTCATCATATACAACATCAATTCCTTGGAATTTCAAAGCCTCAAAGCCCAACTCTGCAAGCTTAGGATTCAAGAACTCAGCACGTCCATTGGCAACATTCTCAAGGTAACCAAAGATGGTGCGATTGGTTACAATGATGTCAGGACGATCGGTTCCACGGGTCAACTGGCGAACCATTGTTCCCATAGCTGTCAAACCACCAGTGGCGAAAGAACCAACAGATGTATTGGTTTTGTTTCTCCAGAAGGTGTTTGTTGCGCGGTTAATTCCACCAAGAGTTCCGGTTGTAGGATCGGTATCAACCAATGCTTCCAAGCCAAGAATGTTCTTGCCAGAGTTACCAGTGCCATCGCTGAACAACATGCTAGAAATACCATTACGCATGCTGATTTCAAGCTGATCAATCTTGCCCTGCATCAAATCAAGAACCTTTTCAGGTCCCATGTTTTGAGCACGTTCGATTCCAGTATTAACTACAGTACCAGCAACCTGTTTCCAGTTATATTCGGCAGCAGAGAATGCAGCATCTTGATTCGCTGTGCTGATAATGTCAGATCCGCTGTAAGAAGACACGGTGCTGTTTTCAGCAGTAATCAAAGGGCGTACAATCTTTTCGCCACCGGTAATTTTTACTCCACCTTTATTTTCCATCAGATACAGAAACGGAATCTGCTTGCTGATGTTATCGCCAAATTGCTTCTGGTAGTGAGCCAGCGTTGTTGACGCAATTTGGTCAAAATTTGGATTCGCACCCATTTTTCACCTCGTATCAAGCGCAGGTGTGGCTGTCCTTTTAGCTATTTGTCGGTAGACATAGCCATATTGACAGCTTCTGCGACTGAACGAGCATGTCCACTTCCACCGCTGGAAGGGTTAGCATTACTTTGGGAAGCGGGCTGGTTGTCTGCCGTTGTCCGTCTTTGATTCACAAATTCGTCGACAGCGGACTGTCTGATTTGCGAAACATCAACAGGATTTAACGCGTTCCAAGCTTGATCAATATTCAATCCCTTTGCCATCAATTCGAGAACTTTGTTCTGCTTGTAGCCATAAGGGTCAATATAATCGTGCTCTCTCCACTTATCTTCGCCAAACTTCTGAGAACCCTCTTTGTCCGCGATATGGTAGATAATGCTCGCCATATTTTGTTGGACTTGCTGAAAAGGCTGTTGGCTTGCAGCAATGATCGCTTGTGCTGCCTCATGTCCAAACTGTTCTACCAGCTGCTGCTGGGTCATATTCTGACCACCTTGCTGGTATGTTTGGTTCTGTTGAGGCTGCTGATATTGTTGCTGCTGAGGAGCATATTGCTGCCTCATTCTTGCAATTTCAGCCTTTTCAGTTTCTAGGCGTTTGCGTTCGACTGCCAATTCTTGCGTCTTGCGGCTGTAATCAGCCTGCATAGCCTTGGGATCGTTCGGTACTCCGCCACCTGTTTGCACTTCCTGTCCTGATACTGGTTGTCCTTGTGCGGTTGTCCCTGTGGGTTCCGCTGAGGTTCCTTGATCTGACATTTAATCCTCCCTATTGGGCTGGTAATGGCCCAGGTTGGTTTGCTGGCCCCACCGAACCATTCGGTAAAGCTCCCTGCTGTGGCATTTGACCCTGAATAGGGTTTTGCATGCCATTAAAAGAACCGCCGGTAATGGGCTGTTCTAATGCTTTTAGTTGAGAAGATTTAATCTCCCCCTGTTTATTCTGTTCGATTTGTTTTTTGAAAAGCTCGTGACCAAGCATATGCAGCTGTTTCTCCGCTGTCATGTTTGGATCTTTTTTATGCACTTCCAAATGTTTTTCATGGTCTTCAGTAATCTTAGGAGCAAGATAAACACCACGGTTTAAAAGAGCGTTCTCTTCTGCTGGATTATCCTTCTTAATCAGAAGATTGTCATTCTCCAGACCAAATGCCTCTACAGCCTCTTTAACAAGCTCTTGAGTATCTACCTGGCCAGCTAAAGTAGGAGATGCTGACACAAACTGGGTGAATGCTCTCAGCTTACTAATTCTAGACTCTTGAGTGTCAGGAGTTGTAGAGCCGGCGCGAACTTTTGCCCGAACTTTCTTTTTAAGCATTGAGCCGTTAAGTTTTAAAAATGGATGTTTAGCATCTCCCTGCAGCAGGTCTTTGTGCTTATCTTTCATGTTCAAAAACAGTGCTTCGGGCATATCCGTGAGCTTAACTAATCTAGAAGCCTGGTATTCTTTTTGCATAAGCAAAACATGCTTTTGAGCTACAGATGCAAGAACCTCTTCCAATCTTTCCAAAGACTCACTGGTTATTTCTTTGCGAGCAAATTCAACCGCCTTAACTTCGGTCGCTGTTTTGTCTTGCCCAACCATTTGAACTGGTGATGATTTGCTGATTAGCTGAATGTCGGCACGAGCAACTGCTTCAGCCTGAATAATTGAAGGATCAACAGGAGCAGAAAGCATCGGTTGAATATCTTGATCGGGGCTAAGCTCTACAAAAGAAGACTCTTCAGAGCTTCTTAATTGGGTTCTTTGCTTTTCCGTTAAAGGATTAGCGGTTGTAATTTTGTATTTGCTAGAACCTTTGCGAGCGTGGTTCATGAACATGGTTCTGAACTTAGCCACCTCTAATAGCTGGTCTTGCCAAAAATAATAATCACTAAGAACGTTTGGACGATCTGGAATATCGTTATAAGTCAAAAAGTCGTACATTGTACGGTAAGGATAAGTTTTCTTTTTAGGATTCTTGGCAAACTTGTTCAATCCCTCTACAATGACAATGATCTCGCCGTTCTCGCGGTCTTCGATCTCGTAGTAAGTTCCATATTGAAAATCACTCATCACATAAGCATCCCATTTCTGAGAGCCAGAGTTCTTTGTAGAGCTCTCAACTGTAATGTCTTTGCGATCTTTAATATTGAACTTCTTGGCAATAGTATCCACCTTTTCGCATACTTCATGCGCAATCCAAGGAGAGTCTTTCCAAGTATGATCTGGGGATTTTAATAAGTTCTTAAGCGGAACTCGTTCAGTGAAAATGTCATCATTCTTCTTTTCTGCAAACGGATCTTCATCCTCATTTACAGCATCAGGATCATTTAAAACGTAATATGTTTTGAAAGCACAAACGCCGAATAGCTTGGTAGACTTCACCAGCTCTCGGCCCTTTTCTTTCATCCCCATGTCATTCCACTTATTATTGACCGCAAGCTCAAATATATCGCACTCAGCTTCTGCTGAAGGCTCTTCTGGGGAGAAATAAATGTATGGATTTTTTGAATAAAGCTCAGGAACGGTCTGCTTCATGTCAACGTAAACTAAGTTTACCGAAACAGATTCTTTATAACCAATAGCATCAAGAATGTGGCCTTCATAGCGACGCACATTCTTTTCACCTTGGTCAAGCATCTTCTTGCGATCCTTTTTTGCAAGGGCAAGACGAGCTTTCCAAATTTCAAGTTTTTCTACTAAGTTTGCTATTGGAAGACTCATGCCCCCGACAAGGCGCACTTTCTCCGACGAAACCTATTCTAGATAATAAATTTTAATTGTCAAAGCAATTTAAAGCACTTCTGGATTAAAAGTAGATGGCTCCATAGAAACGAAGGTAAAGCCTTCCACTTTCTCTACCAAATTCAATTCTTCTTTGTCTGTTCTGGCCATAAAGTCTTTTTCAGAAGCCAAAAGCTTTGCTTTTAGATCATCCAACACCAAAGAACCTCTAGTGGCAAAGCAATTCTTACATAAGCCCACTTTGCACTTATGGCCTGTTACATCAACTAAAAATAGATCGTGCCTAACTTTTGGATAGTTATGTCTCACTTCTCCACAATTTAGACATCCGCCTTCCCAATGCTGCATAGTAACCTCCATGAAATAGCGTGCCCCCCGGTGTCGGGCCGGGAGGCTTAGGGCCCCCGCTATAAATCACCTATTCTTTGTGAAACACTGCTTTGCTCACGCTCCGACTGAGCAAAGGCAGCCTCTAAGTCTGATCTGTAATTGTTCTTCTCTTTAAAAGGCCTTGGCCGACTCATAAGCATATATCGTGCAGAATCGAGCAAATGGTCGTTACATCCCGAGTCTATGTCTTCAACTTTGCGCTTGTCGTGAACCGCTGTAGTCAGCTCGCTTATCAGATTCACGCATCGGCTGCTTATCTTCCACATGGGCTCTTTTCCGTACCCAGTGTCTCTTGGAGCCATGTACTCACGCATAAGAGCCCAACCTTGAAGCCTTTTATCATCACCCATAATTACAGGCAATCCCTCTTCTGCCCAGATCTCAAAACGCTTCTTTCCCACAACTTGGCCCGCTTTGTTTTTAGTCTGCAAAGTAATGGGAAAAGAGTTTGGATCCCCAACAGTGTACTGAATGATTTCACCCTTAGACAGCTCAACAATTTCTTTAGCGGCAACGGAGTCTAACTTGCCTGAGTGGTAATATTCTCGGTAGGTGTAAATGCGCTTGTCAGGGCCCACAGCGTGCCAAAGGCAGGCCATAGGGTCATTGTATCCCCAGTCAACAGAACGAAACCTTGGCCATTGTGGAGGGATTATAAATGATTTTGGATCATAGGTATGAATACCCCGCTCGAACTCGGTGAAGTACATTCCGATAAACACATCCCAGTCACCATCACGCCAAGCCCTTCTAAGCTGCTCCGGCAAGCCATCTAGAAATGGCTTATAGTTAGGGTCTAATGCCATTAGAGTGGGGTTATCGGTTACTTTAGCTGGGATATAGATGCGGCTACGACCAGAAAGGCTATCGTGGAATTTGGTCATGTAAGGGGCCGGATCAACAAATCGTTTCTTTACCCAACCATGACCAGAGCCGCCTGGGTTAGTGGTACAAAATATTCTGGCATCAATGCCTTCAACAGTCGATCGACAAGAGGAAATGAGCTTTAAGTATGATAACTCTTCAGGAATAAGAGTCAGCTCTTCCACCAGCATGCGCTGGTACTCATGGCCAAGGTACTTCTCATAAGCGTTTTCGTCTTTGAGATGCCCAAGAATAATCTTGGCACCAGAAGGAAATGCTATCTCTCCGGGCTTTCCGGTGATTTCAGGCTTGTATTGAGCGTACATGATACGGGCTCGGTCGAGCCAGTCTTTAAGATCTTCTGCATTTCTACGAATAACAAGGGCCCTGTAGCGCGGATTGTCTATGCACTTAAGAAGCCAGACCATTCCAGCATCAGACTTGCCACCCCCTCTGGCTCCTCCGTATAGTATCTCATACGCCGCAGTACGAAGAGCAAACTCTTGAGGACCCGCATGAGGCCGCCATTCTTTTTTCAATTATCCCCCGACGGATTAGGCTCTTAAGGTTTCTTGTATGTTGCTTTAGGCGCAGGGCTTGTGCCGTCACCAAATCCGGGATTCTTCAGCGTAAGCTTCTGGGTGTATTTGTTTGGGTCGGGGCTAAGGGTCTTCTGCTCGAGCGCGGCGTTGATTTTCTTCTTAGCGTACTCTGGGGTATTGCCATACTTAACGTTTGGTTTCATAGGTTCTAGTCTCCTAGGAAGATGCCTAACACGAAAGCCAAGGCTATGCAAAGAGCAATAGTCATCACTTGTCTTCCTTTGGCATGTAAACAATAGGCCCAATCGCTTCGCCATCCTTGCCCGTTACCTCTTGTCTTAGAGAGAACTCATCCTTCTTCTTCCGCTCTAAATACTTCAGTGCAAGGTCTGGATTGGTTAGTATCCCTCTATTGACCGATTCTAGGGCCTTTAAGATGGGTTCGTTCCGCCAACACTCTATTTTATTACGAACAGTCTCATCTTTGTCATAGTAATCTTTGACAGTAGTGTAGGGGATATGCCCATGAAGACAGGCTTCATTCAGAGAGCACCCTTCTTTTAGAAAGGGTTCAATGTTCGTTAAATACTCTTGAATATTAACAGCTTTTCCTCTTGCCATATGCCATTAAAATTAGGCCAATTGTTAGATAAACTCAAGTCTTTTATTTAGTTAAAGAGTTATCCACAGGTTATCCACAGGGTTTGAGTATAGTTCGCTTTTCGCTATACCGAGAGCGGTATGGTTTCTTTTTTTATGAGCGGGCTTTAAAAAAAAGAATTAAAACAAGCATGGGGTCACTTTATAGTGAGAGAGGAAGCGGCTTCAAGAATGCTCAGAGATGTTTTTTGTTAACCCAGGACCGTACCTGGAGCCGATCGGGGGTAGTAACTACCTGCAGTCCCCCTCTTCTGAATACTCGGATGGGATTCTCACCCATTGTCTCTGCTTCAAATAAGCTATTGTGACTTAGCTTAGATCCTGTGGAAAAGTCCCTTTCGGGAGAAAACGACAGGCCTTAGCGTTCTTCTCTACTTCACTGTCTGCCGGTGTTACCGACCTTCCAAGCATAGAAGCGTTTTAAGAGGTTGCCCCTAAGATCTCTTTAATAATCCCCTTTCAAAATAAAAAGCCTTTAATAATCAGTACTCTTGGGGGAGTTGCTCCTGCTAGGGTAGGAGTGATTATTAAAGGCTAGTACAGCTTATTAAAATTAGAGTTCGCCCTAGCTATAGATCTTCCCCCAAGAAAGACCCTTTACTTCTTGTACAAGACAATAAACAAGTTTAGTTTATTTGCAAGATGAAATGTTCAATTTGTAACGATTCTGGGTGGGAAGTTCATTGGAGCACTTCCTTTCAGAATGCCAACCGATGCCCATGTATTCCCAAAGCCCCAGATGGCACTCCAGAACTGCTTATCCCTCTTTATGAGGCCATATCAGGAACTCTATTACTTGGAACCTATCCTACTGAAAAGATTGATAAAAAGATCTTTCATACAGACCTTATTTATAATTTAGACAAACATTGCGTAAAATAATTAAATATTCTTATTGACATTTGATAAGCATAGTTTATAACGGGGGAATCAACAACGCAGCACATAAATGGAGGCAAACCATGAATGCACAAATAATAGCTTTCCCACAAACACAGACAGAATGGTAGAATCTGAATCCATTCGTTTAACTTTGATCTAATTTATATAGGAAAACTAACATGAAACTAAAACATACTTACAAAGGCTCTCACATAGTGCGTCTTGGTAACCATTTTGTTCCCTTAGAAAAGTTTAGTAAACCGTCTGCTAATGCTGACTATTGGCTATCAGCTTTATTGTTGGTGATATTCGGCGGCTTTATTGTGTATCACGTTTTCTCTGCCATTCTTAAAGGAACTATCTAATGAATCATGTTGAGAAGTTTTTAAAAGTAATCACCAAGCTGATCGACAAAGGCTACTCGTATGTACAAGTCGCCGAGCTGCTAGACAAAACGGATGTTGAAGTCTGGCGATGGGTTAACGGTAAGCATTCACCAAGAGAAGCTACCGCAATGTTCTTGCTTCATAAACTAAAAGAGAAGAAAAAATGAAAAAACAAATTGTGTGCCCAGTATGTAATGGCCTTGGAATGCGCTGGATTACTACTGGGATTATGAGCAGGGCACAGGAGTTTGTTGAATGCGAAGACTGTGACGGAACTGGACGCGTTGAAAAACATAAGGAGGCAAAATGCCATTAAAAGGAAAGAAACCAACAGCAATTACAAAGCGATTTAAAGCTTTATTTTATGGAACTGCAGGAGCTGGGAAAACCACAGCGGCCATACAATTCCCTAAGCCATACTTGATTGACACCGAAAGAGGTGCAGAGAATGACCAGTATGTTAAAATACTTGATAAGCAAGGTGGTGCAATCTTTCAAACATCTGACTTTGAAGAAATGCTCTCTGAAGTCAAATCTCTCTTATCAGAAAAGCATGACTATAAAACTTTGATTATAGACCCAATAACAGTGGTTTATAATCAACTGTTGGAAGCAGCAGAAAAGAAAGTCGGAAGCGAATTTGGTAGACACTATGGTGAAGCGAACAAGTCCATGAAGCATCTCCTTAATCTTTTGATGCGCTTAGATATGAATGTTATCATTACCGCACATAGTAAAAATGAATATGGGTCTGGAATGGAAGTTGTGGGTCAGACATTTGATGGCTACAAAAAGCTCGACTACCTTTTTGATCTTGTAATTGAGATTTCTAAAAGAGGAAAAGATCGCATAGGCGTTGTGCGCAAAAGCAGAATTGAGTCTTTAGCTGATCTTGAATCATTCCCATTTTCCTACGACGTTATTGCAGAAAAATATGGAAAGGAAGGAATCGAAAAAGAATCACAAGAAGAAAAACTTGCGACAAAAGAACAACTATCTGAAATTTTAAACTTAATTGAAATACTAAAGCTAGATGAAGAAATTGTTCAGAAATGGTTAGATAAAGCAAAAGCAGCCTCTCTTGAAGAGATGACGGAACAATCAATAGGCCTTTGCATTCAAATGCTACATAAAAAAATAAAAGGAGAAAAATAAAATGAAATTCGATCCAAAAGATGCTGAAACTCCCTTCTTTGCAGAAGGAGAAGCTTTCTTTGAAGTGTTGTCAGCAGAAGAAAAAAAGTCTAAAAGCGGAAACGATATGATTGAATTGAAATTAAAAATTTCTGATTCAACTGGCAAGATTGGTACCATGAACGAATATTTACCAAATACAAAAAAAGCTCTTTTTAAAATAAGAGACTTTGCAAGAGCAACAGGCCAATATGATAAATTTAAATCTGGCACTTTTGATGCAACAGACTGTATTTTTAAAAATGGCAAATGCCTTATAAAGCATGAAGATGAAAAAGCTAAAATCAAATCCTATATTGATATTACTGATGATGAGAAAAACAAAACAGCACAAAAAGTGGTAAAGAATGCTAACTCAGTTTCAGTGGTAAAAGCACCAGAAATGCCAGATGTTAGTTTTTCTGATGAAGATGTTCCTTTTTAAGTTGCACATAAGGCATGGTTGATTTAAATTCTGTTTGCACGGGTTGCTGGGTCTTGAAGCACACATGTCCAAAAAACATCTCTCGGTTTGCCTCCGTAGAGTGCTTCAAGCCCAGCTATCCATTTTATATGACGAGACTAGACCTTCTAAATCAACTTATGGACGCTGTATCTAGCTTTACTGAAGCCATTCAGGTCCTGCGCCAAGAAGAAATCAACCCAATCTCCCCTAACGCCTCAGACAATCATGCTCTAGGCCATCTAATGAACCATGTAGAAGCCTTTCCTTGCCCAAAGTGCAAAGGTAATGGGTTTATCTTCTCTGAAAATAATCATTAAAATAATTAAATAATATATTGACATTTGATAAGCATAGGCGTATTGTCCTTCCATAACAGGGAGGCAAACCTTATGACTTACACAAAGTTCCTAGTAGAATCAGCAATAGACCAAAAGCTATCTCAAGCGCAGAATCTTGCGTTTGTAATTTCTCAAGAGCAACACAGAACGGATAGCAAGCGTTCTATTTTGTCTCTTATCAATGAACTCACTCAGGTAACAGAGGACATTCATGATTTGGTAATGCGATATGAAGATAGCAAGAATGAGGAGAAATACAAATGAACCGATACCATTGTGATGAGTGTGACAAAGTTTTAGGAAAAGAAATTACCAGATTTATTCATGGTTATAACGAAAAGTACATTGTCCATGATCAACCATATGCAGATGAGCGCGATTTGGATATGTATGCTCTGCAAGTTATCTATAGAATGTCTTTTTTTTGTAACGATGAATGTTTCAAAAAATGGCTTTTTAAAAAATTCTTTGTAAATAAAGTTTTATAAAAAGGAAATACAAATGAACAGCGAATGCGATGAAAACTATGAGTCAAAAGAATGCTCACACTGTAGCTATAGAGACGAGAACGACACAAATTTTGTAGATGATTATTACAGCGAGACAGAGAACAAAGAAAAACGTCTGTGTAACGATTGCCAGAAGATATTTTTTGAAGGATACGAGGTGATGAAATGAAAGATCAATACTTTTCCGCACCAGCAGAAGGCGGCCATTTTCACATGAAAAATGTCACTATAAAAATAGTGAAAAGAGCTCAATGGTATTCGCAAGATAAGATAAAAATCACTTTTCCAGACGGTAAAAGCATTACTACATCATTAGGATTCTTAGAAATGATGATTCCAGTGATTACCCAAATAATCGAAGATAGAAAGAAAGAGATTTCTAAATGAAAAAATATTCACCAGAAGATTTGCAGCTATGGGCGCAGTTTGCGGCAAGCGCGACTCTAGCGCATGTAAACCTTAATTGGAGAAACACAGAAGCAGCCTCAGACCCGGAAGGTGTCGTTAAAGATGCAACTTTCATTGCCGACGCCATGATGGAGCAACTGGAGCTGCGTAGAGACACAACAAATCAAGAATATGCGAACGTGCGGTTGAATTTTACCAAACAACAAAAAGAGGCAGAAGTGGATTTAAAAGATTACCCTGAATGGTGGCATGGATCTAAAAAAGAAAAACAAGGGGAACAAAAATGAAGATAACACAAGAACACGTTGGGAAGAAGGTTCGGCACCGATCATGGAAACAAGAAACTTTTGCAACTGTTCTTTATGTTGGAAAAGAATCATTCTTTACAGAAGATTCCTATGGTGAAGAGTCTTGGTTTATCAGTGATTATTGGGAACTCTACGAAGAGCCAAAGAAGAAAATTAGAATGGCTCCAGCTTTATGGGCCGCACCAAACGGGACAATCCAATTGCACCCATATTTATTTGAGAGTTTAGAAGAAGCTAAAAACTATTTGAATAAGCAGCTCTTAAAATGGCCCGCCAACGACACCATGTGGGTGGAGGTAGAGGTATGACACAATCAAATAAAGAAGCAGCCCAAGCCGTAATCGATAAAATCAACGCCATAGTGGATGAGACTGCTATATGAGTCAGTCAAAGTTAAGAGTTAAAATTAGCATTGAGAAACAATACAAACAACCTCCATCTAGTTCATCGGAATGTTTTTTGCGCGATGAGGAAAATATTAGATTGCAAATTTATGCTGATACTATTGCGAAACAAATTGAAGAAAAGTTAAACTCTTTAGATGCAATGGAATTTGAACTAATCAGAGCTAATACTAGCTGGCTTAATGACATGAAGCGTCTTGGAAAATTATGAAACCAAAAAAGACTAAACCAGTCCGCGTCCGAATAACCGAAGTAGTGAGAAAGGGTGGCAAGAGATGAGAGACATTAAGTTTCGTGGATGGCATACAAAACATAAAAAAATGTTTTCAGCAGAAGAAATGGCTAGAGATCAATTGACTCTTTTGCCAACAGGTTGCTTTATTAATGTCTCGTCTACTTCAACCACTTTTTCAGAGGTATACGATAGTGATAAATTTATTCCACTTCAATACACAGGCCTGAAAGATAAAAACGGGAAAGAAATTTATGAGGGGGATATGTTGAAAGACGACACAGGAATGGGGCGCGTTTTATTTTGCGCGCCAGCATTTGTAGTCATAGATTACAGTGGGCTAGTCTGGTCATTGGGTGGCGGGATTGTAAATATAAAAGACAATCTTTTAAACACAGAAGTTATCGGCAACATTTACGAATCACCAGAGCTGTTGGAGATTGAATGACCATCCGCATCCTAAGCACCGTAATGATTCTGGCCTGTTTGGTTGGGTGTGGAGATCTGTATGGTATGAGGAAAAGGTGCAAAGATTTATACGGTTCAAAATGTGAACTCCAAGAAGCTGCTGGAATATTCCCATTCTACGAAAAGATTGTGTGCAAGTGCCCTAGGGAGGGGAGATGATAGGAGAACCATATCAAGGGAGTGTAACCACTTCAACAGCAGAACAATAATTCATGGGGATGGAACAAAGGAGAAAAGTTATGACCAGACTACATTGTGACGAATGCGAGAGACTTGAAAAGGTTATTAAACTTTTAATGAAAACCTTGGACGTTGTAGCGCATGATAATGGTCCGGGACATATTTTGTCATACCACGAATTGCAGTCTCTCCTGAGCACTAAAATACTTATTAGCATAGAAACAATTGCGTACGTGCATAAGCTTCTGCAACCTAGAATGCCTAATGAATTTTCTGAAGAGAAAGGGGTTTAACTAATATGGGATGCGATATTCATTCATATGTTGAAGTAAAAAGAAATGGCCAGTGGGAAAAAGTTGGAAATATTTTCAGAGGTTATTACGATGAGGACGAACTAATTGATGAACCGTTCTATTATAGAAGTTACGGATTATTTGGGTTTCTTGCAGATGTTAGAAACTATTCTGTAGTACCTGTAATTTCACAACCTAAAGGAATACCAAGCGATATTTCAACAGAAGTAAAAAAAGAATTAGAGGAATGGGATTCTGACGCCCATTCACTTTCATGTCTTACATTAAAAGAATTATTGGACTTTAATTACGATCAAAAATTTATTGATATGAGAGCGATTTCCGACGCCCCAAAAATATCTGTGAAAGATTTTTTAGGAGAAAAATTTAGTAAATTAATAAGCCAACTACAAACTTTAGGTGACCCAGAAAATGTAAGAGTTGTGTTCTGGTTTGATAATTAAACAACCCACCTAACCCTCTTGGGGATTATGAAAGGATGATATGAGTTATATTGACCATGCAAAGCGAGAGCTCAAAGCTCTTGGGTATAAAGAAATAGAAAATGAAGAAGGCCCTAATAAATGGATTCAAGAAAATTTATTTGAATTGCTTGATGTTTTTTCCAAGCAAGGTCATTCCGGTTCATCTGCACCGTACTTGGTAAATTTATTCTCAAAGATTGCATCGTTTGAACCTTTATCGCCACTAACTGGAGAAGAATGGGAATGGATGGAAGTAGGTGATAATTTATGGCAAAATATTAGATGTGCTCATGTATTTAAAACCAATGAAGGCGCTTATGATATTGACGGAAGAATTTTTAGAGATCCTAATGGGTGTTGCTATACTAATAGAGATTCACGCGTTGCAGTAACATTTCCGTACACTCCATCGAGTGTTTATATTGACAGAAAAGAAGATGGTAGCTGGGAGAATCCTTCATGACCAAAGAAACCGAGCCAATGAAACCATTCTGTAAATGCTTCAAATGCGGAGAGATGACACACGCGCATGTTAACCCTGATTATCTATTGAGCATGTTTGGGGATAGAGACAGTAGCGATACTTTACCGATGAACGATTTAAAGGCAACGATGCAATTTATATGCCACCTATGTAACCATAGATGGGGTGTTAATATAGAGGTGTACTCATGACCGAAGAAAAAGAAACAACCCACCTAACTCTCTTGGGGATTACGATATGAGCATAAAAACTACCGAATACGAGTATGAAGATTTGCATAAAGGAAAGTGTAAATCATGCAATAAGCGAACACTCGTTACTGAGGATGAAATTTGTCCTGAGTGTATTGAAGATGAAAAATTCTTCGAGCAAAGCATGAAAGGGCTCATATGACCGAAGAAAAAGAGACTGTTTGTGAGGAGTGCCCAAAAGGTTGCAAACCTTGCTATCACTGTAATGGAAAAGGGTATACCGTTTGGGTAAAATCTGGGTTTGGCGATATGCATATTAAATGCGGGATTTGTAAAGGCGGTCGTAGTTTAATAAAAGATAAAAACAGGTACGGAATTTCTTGTTCAATTTGCAAAGGAACCGGAAAGATAACAAAGGAGAAATAAAAATGGATATTAACAATTTAACAATAGGCCAGCTGAAAGAGATAAAAAGTCTGTGCGGACTATCAGGCAGCAACGAGTCACTGACAAAGCAATTCCGAGTAGGCGACAAGGTTTTTATTAGAACCGTTACCTTGTACTACACGGGCCGAGTCAAAGACGTTTATTCTGATGCAGTGGTTTTAGATGATGCTGCATGGATTGCTGACACTGGTAGATTCTATGACTTCCTAAAAAAAGGAACGCCAAACGAAGTGGAACCATTTCCTGACCCTGTCACTGTACCATTAGGAAGCATTATTGACCATACTGAATGGAAGCATGAACTTTTACGGACGCAGAAATAATATGAATCAATCAATCTTGCGCGCAACATGGGAATGGTCGGGGTCGAGGTCGGGGTCGTGGTCGGGGTCGAGGTCGGGGTCGTGGTCGAGGTCGTGGTCGAGGTCGGGGTCTTTATAACCGGAAAGAGAGATGCGGAATGAACGTCAACGAGCGCATAGCCAAGGCCGCCTGGATGAACTGGAGGGGAAGTGAGAATCCTGGTTGCATGTGAGTTTAGCGGTGTGGTTCGTCGAGCATTCAGAAAAAGAGGCCATGACGCCTGGTCTTGTGATCTGTTGCCGTCAGAAGATGGTGGAGAACATTACCAGTGCGACATCAGCGAAAGAATTTACGAGGATTGGGATTTAATGATTGCGCACCCACCATGTACGCACCTAGCTGTTTCAGGAGCCCGATGGTTTAAAGATAAAAAAGAAGAGCAGGAAGAGGCACTTCAATTTGTTGAGTACCTAATGGACGCTCCCATTGGCAAAATTTGTATTGAAAATCCTGTTTCCATTATTAGCAGCAGAATTAGAAAGCCTGACCAGATAATACAGCCTTGGCAGTTTGGGCACGGAGAGACAAAAGCAACATGCCTTTGGCTTAAAGGGCTTCCAAAGCTTGTTCCAACTAATATCGTTGAAGGCAGGGAGGCGCGTGTTCACAAGATGCCGCCATCAAAAGACAGATGGAAAGAACGCTCACGGACGTATGAAGGTATTGCTAAAGCTATGGCGGAACAATGGGGATAAAATTATACAGAGTTATAGGGACTCACATTTATCAACAGAGAAGAATGCGCGGGATGTCTCAGGAAAACTTGGCTAAGGCTTTAGGAATGTCAAGGGCTGCTATTGCCAACATGGAGATAGGAAGGCAGGCAATAATGATACCAGCGCTTTTTAAGATTTGTGATGTTTTTAATATAAAGCCATCATGCTTTTTGGATTTCATAAAGGAGACAAAATGACCCTAGACACAAAAGCCATTCTGGATGAACTGGAGGGGAAGTGAGCGACGAGATTAAAAAACGCGACGAAGCCATCAAAGTCCTGATGGAGGCGCTTGAGGATATTGTTCCAAGTGATGAATGTGGTTGTCGGTACTCTTCCCAGATTGGCGGTGGGAGAATTTATCAATGCGGTGAGTGCCAACAAAATGACATGGTATTTAATAGTTTGAAGAAAGCTAAGGAGATTTTAAAATGACCCTAGACACAAAAGCCATTTTGGAAGAGCTGGAGAAGATATCTCCAATTGATTGGGAATGGCAGGACTTGAGAGAACTTCCTCCCCGTTATGAAGATGAAGATGATGATGCGGAGTTCTGTATTTACTCAAACACTCATACTGACCTTCCAGGAAGGGCTGTTTGTGACATCCTTTATCAGGAAGTGGATGGAAGAGACATTACAATGGACCGTGCCAATTTCATCGCCAAAGCCCCAGAGCGTCTGGCCGAGGCGTGCAGGGAGATTGAGGGGCTTCGTGAAGAAAATACATTTTGGCGAGTCGACAGGAATATAAGGCCCGGACAAAAACAGATTCAAGACCTTGAGGCAAAGCTTGCTATAGCCATTGAGGCTTTGGAAATCTGTAAAAATGGCTTAGTAGTAGCTTTTTCAGATAAGCCAGACTGGCACCGTGCTTTCATGGAACATATAAAACATAGAACTAATGTTGCACAAGAGGCACTAGAAAAGATTAGGAATAAATAACCATGATCCACATATCCAAAAGAGTTATAGCAGACCTACGCCAGCAGATAGCGAATAATGAAATCGACGGGTGTGACAATGTTGGAGAGCTCATTGGCAATCTTCTCAACTTGATAGAAGACCAGGCTAACAGACTAAGCCTTGCTAACGCATACGCCAGAGACCTAGAAGTACTATTAGAAAAGAACGGGGTTAAGAATGAACACCTGTAACATGTGCCATAAAGAAATGGAAGGGATTACTCAGGGATATTTTTCTGCTAGATTTTGCGTTAATCCAGAGTGCCCCAATTATGCTCTATATCAAATACCAATGGAAACTATGGATATAGAACCATTCATGGATAAAGATGGACAACAAAATGGCAATTGAACTCAACTATAAATAAAGCATGGAATTATCGATAGTAACTTTAAATGGAGAAATAAAATGAAATTAACTTTAATACAAAATCAATTTTGCGCATTATTAAAAAATGCTGGGGCTACTAATGAATATCCAAAAGAATTTGAAATCACATTAACAGATGGGCAGATAGTAGAATTAACCACTTTTTTTATAGCCAAAATACAAAGACATTTTAGATTAGTAAGAAAAGAACAATATAAAAAGATGATGGATAAAAAATTTGGGAATGTATTAAACAGCTCCGGATTGGTTAAGGAGGATATGGATGATAGTAAAAATAAGCCGTGATAAAGAGTCTTTTTGGGTGAAAGTCGTAGAGATATTGCCTTCCCTTGCAGGCGATGCGACGTGCTCAGGAATCGTTGATAATGTTTTGGGGCCAGATAATAAGTACAAATGTGGGGATACAATTACGTTTCAGGAGAGTGAAATATTAGATATTTACAACGAAGAGGCAGGCAAGTCTGAGCGAGACCTTATACTAGAAAATAATGAATAATTATGCAGTTATGTAGGAATATACAAAGGGATTAAAATGGCAGAGTACATACTAATGTTTGTTCTTGGGGGCGTATTTGGCTTTATTTTATACAGTACCATATACCATTCAAAAGTTATCCGTCTAAAGATTCTTAGCGATTGGATGGAAGCAATGATAGCTGAACAACGGACAGTTTTAAAATTGCTAGAGGCTGCCAATAAAAGGTTTACAGTAAACAAAGAAGTGTAAAATATGGAGGAATAATGGACGTAGAATGCTCATATCAATACTGCCATTACTGTAGCGGGCCCACAAATCATGAGAACGGTGTATGCACCAAATGCGGGTCTGGCTTCTATGAAAAGCCTCCTGTTGTGCCTGAGGAAGACCATTTAGAATAACTTATGAGGTCATAATGACTGATGGAATCGCTTCTATTGTATTGTTAGCTGCCATGTTCTTGTGTATAATTGCTATTCACAATCAAGAATGAAACAAAAAAGAATAAAAAATTGCCTAGACTGTGCCTGTGAATTTGAGGCCGTGACTGCTGATTTATGCAGGCCATGCGCTAAAGACAGACTGCATAGAAGGCTTATTGCTGAACGTAAAAACGTATATAAAGAATTAGGCTTTAAACAGTATACCAGAACTAAATCAGAAGGTAAAAAATGAATAAAGTATTTAAACGCACAGAAAAAGAATGCGACTCCTGTAAAAAACCATTTCTTACTGTGAGGGCCTCTGTCTGTAAAAAGTGTATAGATAAAGAAAGAAAGAGGCGTCTAGGATCTATGTTTAAAGGCGTATATACAGATGTAGGAATCCGCTTCTACGATACCAAAAAATAATGTCTAATAAATACAGAGCTAAAAGAACCATTATTGACGGAATTTTGTTCCATTCCAAAGGCGAGGCTAATAGGTATTGTGAACTAAAGCTGCTTGAAAAAGTCGGTAAGATTAAAGACCTTAAACTACAAGTCCCTTTTAAAATTTATATTAAAGAAATTTTAATCTGTAAATATATAGCAGACTTTGTTTATTTTGAAGATTCAAAAGAAGTAGTTGAAGATTTTAAAGGTGTTAAAACTGCATCATATAATTTAAAGAAAAAACTAATGAAAGCTGTTCATAACATAGAAATAAAGGAGACTGCAAATGGCAGACGTAGAACTTACAAAAGAGCAAGATGATAAACTTCAAGTAGTCTTGAATTGCATTAAAGCCGCTGACCAAGAGATATTCAAGGGGCAGCTTAATAAACAAGCATTTGAAGTTATGGGCAAAGTAATGATTCAGGATCTTTTAAATTCTAAAGGCCTAAAAGGCATATTTAGTTATGCAAATGGCAAATTGGTTGAACAAAAGAAGCCTGATGAAGAAGCAAATATTCCTGCTGAAGAATCTCCAGAGGATGCCGCTTAATGAATGTTGGACCGCATAAAAAAAAGATTATACAATGCCCATATTGTAAAAAAGATTTCCAAACAGCATGGGCAAAACAGTGCTCTACATGCTGGAGAAAAAGGCACAATAAACAGTATTATGAACTATACATAAGAAAGAAGCCAACAAATGAAAAAGCTAGAGCTTAATATAGAGCAAATATGGGACCTTGAGAAGCTTAATAAAACGTCTATCTATTTGAAAACAAAACAGGAAAATCTTCAGTCAGAATTGAATAACCTGGAAAACGCTGTAGAAGTATTAAGCATTTACGCTATTCAAAAGCTTAAAGAAATTATAACCGCATGTGGTGGTGATAATAGTAAACACTATTCAATCAGAAATAACGAAATATTCGAGCTAGAAGACAATGAACATCCGCCAGCTTAATATTGTAGAAACACCATCTCCAAAAGAGACCTTAGATCGAGTCAATCTAAAAGACTGCATATCTTTTTATGAGACATTAGATATGGTTGATCTTGGAGTAATTAAGCTTAAGCTAAACTCTTTTCATACTCTAGATAACGCTATCTTCTTTGAAATTCATGCCTACGGATTCATCTCGGAAGAATATATTCAAATGACTGGATTTAAGCATAAAACATGCCAGCTTATTTCATGTACTATGATTGAAAATTGTACTGTTGAAACGGCTAAAGAAGTATTTAGAAAAGAAGTAGAGACTTGGAAAGAAAAACCATTACAAAGCCTTATAGCTGCACATATTAGATTTGGAAGAATTGATAGAACTAATATCTTTAGCAAATATTTCTCTTCGGTAATGTCTTAAGACTTCTGATACTTCTCTACCCATCCTTGCAAACACACCTGCCGGTCAAGCTCTTCTTCCAAAGACAAATCCTTGGTATCAGAAAGTCTTACAAATACAGGAACTAATAGGTCTGGATATTCTGGACATGGACTATTGAACTTAGGACGAGCTCTAAAACTTGCCATGCTTGCGCAGCCAGTCATGTAAACGCTTACGCTTAGCAGCGACATCAATATTAACTTTTTCATCTATAGATCCCCTTTCTTTTGCATCTCTTACTAGGGCCTCTATATCTTCTTCCATCTGCTTTTGCTGAGCAGACTTAGAACCAAACGCTGCTGCTAACGCTGAGATAAACAATATGCAGCCTGCTACTATGAGTAGCTCCATAGGCTATTTCTTCCCCAAAAGCCCCTTCACAACACGAACAAACAGATCTAATATCCCACTAGACTTTATCTGTGGAATCAATGCTAAAGCCTCAGAGACAGCTAATAAAGCACCTAATACAATTACTACTTTGGGATCGTTAAGCAGTTCCATGAAACCACCTCCTTATTTATTATATTACTATTTTGGAAACTTGATTCCAAGTGTTTTTAATACAGCCTGTGGCAATTGAAAATGGGCCAGTTCAAATGACAATCCTTCTAGGCCGCACGTAATGCCTGTTTTCTTTATAGCCTTCCAGGCTTCCCCTTTAGTATTCCAGTCTAGCTTTCCATTTACAAGCACCGCAACATCGTAGGCTAAAGCTGGTTTATGGTTATGATAGGATTGCCCAGGAAGGGCTTTGGTTACAATAGGACCTGGCTTTGTGCGCCCTTGAGCATATAGAGCAGCCTGCTCTTCATTGCTTCTATAAGTGCAGGTTAAAAACAGCTGGCACCCAGGCATAAGCTCCTCAAATCGCTTCTGGTGGTCTTCCCATAGCTTTTTAAGATACGGGTGTAGATCATCTGGATTTCTTGAGGCCATTATTTCTTTTTCTTAGACTTTCCTGCTTTAGAATAAGCAGCAGCTACTGCCATTGCCTGTTTCTTTTTAGCTGGCTTGCCTTTAGCAAACGTTTTAGACTTCATCATTTCACTAATGTTTTTTGACATAACCTTCTTTGACTTCCCTGATTTTAAAGGCACACTATGCTCCTTGTCTATTAAAAAAATGGGCCAGCCATCCAATAAACGCGGCTATACCCATTCCTATTGTATGCAACACTTTTCCTGTGGTCTTAATTCGCTCAATCTCTTTACCGTGACCGTCTTGTCTATTTAATACCACGTCCAGCTTAGAGTCCATGCGCTCAACGGTCTTTTGTAAGGCTTCCAGACGCCCGTCCATTCGGCCTAGTTCTGCTGCTTGTCTAATTGTCTCATCCATCTTTTTTTCTAGGCTCATAAATAATCTTTCTAAAAAGAAAAACTATTGTTCTAGTACCGCATCAATTTCATTTATACAGGTTTCACATGCTGCAATTGTAGCCGCGCAAGGAGACTTTGCTTGCTCTATGACTACCTTGTTTGCGTGCAAAGCTTTCTCGTTCTCAAGAGCTTCTTTTGTATAAAACACTTTTACCTCAACAACAGAAGAAAACAAGTCACCTTCCGCTTGAAGCTGGCCTACAGATAGAACCTCTTGTTTGTGAATAAGACCGTATTTACCTTTTTGAAGTAACATATTTCTCCTTATGCTTCGTATTGAAACTGCAAACGAATTGTTCTGGATGCGTTGTTTTGATCTGCTCCGGTCATATCTAGTCCGGTAGGCAATAAGAGCCTAATGGTAGACCCACCGCCTGATATAAGACCTGCTAAATATCCTACGGTTGCTCCATTTTCATATCTTCCACACGGAGGATATCCACCAGGATTAGAAGCCGACGCTGCAATTGGAAGAGCAACATTGATTACCCCAGTTCCAGCTCCTTCATCACCACCATCACCAGTTAGAAGAATATCAACAAAGATTCTGTTTCCGATTCTGGTGTATCGACCTGTATTAGTGGTGTACACAGGGACTGTATTCCCAGCACCACCTACGAGAGTAACAGTTGGTGTAAATGTCCCCTCAACATATTTTAGAATCGTAGTAGAGTTCCCACTATCCGCAAGCATGTTTCCAATTGTGGCCATATAATTTATCCTTAGTTAACTGAGACGCCCAACTGGAGGTACTGGGTACCTGTCCAAAGAAGCGTTAAAGTGTCATTAGCTGTTGCAGAAAAATCTGCACCGCCAGCAAGCAGTATTACTGCTGTTCCCGCGCCACCTGCCGTGTTGTTTTTTACAGTGACCGCATCGTTGAAATAAAAGTAATGAATATCACCCGCTACCGATCCAGTTGGAACAGTGATCGCGTTGATCTGAGTTGATCCAGAAACAGAGTGGCAAGTGTAATTCGACAGGACAAGATCGTTTGCGGCAGTTATGCTAGCGGACCCTTGATGGAATCTAGCTCCGTAGCTATCTCCATCCATCTTGATGTCACCTGAAAATCTAGCTGCACCTGTATTTGTAAATAGAACATTAAGCCCCGCAATAGGCTTACGAAACATTGCTGCGTAAGCATTAGTGACTGTTCTTGTATTTGTTGTAGATACAAAAGTGACAGTATCGTACAGCGCCATGTACAACTCTGATGTTGTAGCTGTCTGGTTACCAAGGGAAATGTTTCCAAGATTTAAAAACTGTATACCTGCTAAATAATCCGTGTTGCCAACACCGTCAGCAATGCCGGGCATTAGAACACCGATCATCCCACCATTTCCACCAACAAGATTAAACGCGCCACTTATATCACCAAACAGTGAATTAAATGCAGTGCTGATTGTAACGTTGGTGCTAGCAGCAGGAATGCCGCCAAAATCGTGATTTAATGCAAGCGACATCGTTGACGCGCCAGCAGCGGCATAGGTCGGGGTTAGCCAAACATTCTCTCTCTGCTGAGCAATGGCACCTGTGTTCCAAGTCTTAACGGTGCCTGTATCCCAATAAAGAGTGTTCGCCTCTGTGCCTGCTTGAATTTGTGTATGTGCTGGAGAGTCTAACTGCAATGCAGGCTGGACGGAGCCTGTTTGCACGGTTTGATTGATTAATATCTTCTTTGTATAAAAATTTGCGTACGCATTTGTTGTGTCAATTTTAAAGACATCAGTGCCAGAAGCAGTTTCCACAAGAAAAGCAGACGTGCTTGTAGCTGTAATTGTTAGCGGGCCAGAAACTGTGCCGCCGTTGCTTAATGAAGGATAGCCGTATCTCATGAATTTACCTTTTCTTAAAGAGCTGTCAAATAACGCTCACAAATAGTGAGAACTTTGCTGCCACTTGTGCAGATTGCGTTTATCACTTCATTACAGTTAGCCTTTGTATCAATAGCAACCTTCTCAATAATAAACTTCTCTCCTGGATCTAAACGAATACCTTTATTCAACACAGCAGAAGCGTTAATAGCCAAATACATAGTTTCATTGCTATCGTTGCAAAGAACTACATATTGACGCTCTTCTTTAGCAGAAGAAACTACTGTGGTTGAAGACCCTACCGTTACCGAATCATTTACATAGGTTGTTGCCATTTTATTGTTCTCCAATTTTATTTAAAATAATATTCTCAGCTGTTTTTGCGCCAGCCTGTCCAATTGCACCAAGAGCAGATCTTGTTAATCTGTTTTTAGGTAATGAAACAAAAATTTCAGTTACAGAATCAATCAAGTCTTTCTGAGGAATAAATTGAGGCTCATCAAACTTGAATGGAGATTTTTTAGGCATTGCATTATATGCTTTTCTAAACCTGGTTTCCGCCGCAACTAAAGTATTAAATTCATTTTCTCCCAAAACCTTTTTAAGGTTCTGTCTACCAATGTTATTAATAGCTTTTGTAAGTGCCTGAGGAGACGATGCCTTATCTCCCAAGTGCTTTAACAATACCCCAGAAAAAGAGTCCTGAAGCATTGGGTTATTTTCAATAGCTTCTCTTGCAAAAGAACCAGCCATTTTAGCACCAGCCACTTTTGCAATCTTTTCTGGTGCTTGCCCAATAAGAGATTCAAACGGCTCAAGCAAATTCATTGCATTTTTATAGGCTTCACGAGATGCCTGCAATGCAGCCCCGGCTTCAGCTCCTGCTACCTCTCCAACGGCTTCAAGCATGTTATTTCTTACAGTTTTATCAAGACCAGACAACACAGCCTGTTCAGGAGTTTTAAACCCTGAATTGTAAGCCGCTCTAGCTAAAGATGTAGTCTCACCTTGCAATGTTTTTAATCCATTTAAAGTAGGGTTGGCTTTTAGATTATTAGAAACTTTAATAAGGGATTGAGCTAAATTTTTTCTTTCTGGAGAAATTATCTTTTGAACGTTTTGCTGGATAATTTTTCCAGCATCATCCATGACTCCAAGTTGCTTAAGATTATCAACAACATATTGTCTCACAGGCTCTACAGACACCTTTGCATTTTTGAATTTAGAATAAACGGATCCAACCATGTCATCAAACATTTGACCGGCTTCTTTTTTAAGACCAAGTAAGCTATCCGAAAATTGTAACCCAACCTCTTCGGAAGAAGCTCCTGAAAGACCTTGTGCAGATGTTTTTGCGGCCTCTTTTTCTGTCAAATAGGCCAACTTTTCAGCCTGCTGCATGGCATTGTAGGCAGACTTTGCCGTATCTTTTTGAGAGGCTACTTGCTTGGCAAACTGCAACGCAGCCTGCTCTCTTGGCTCTTGGAATATGGATCTAATAACTGGAAGTCTTCTAACCGTATCAGGAATTTTTTGAATAATGTTTTTAGCTGTAGGTGTTTCAGCTAATCTACCAAGCCGACTAAAAACAATACCACCTAATTTTTGGCCGCCAGCTGCTAATAATGATTCTAAAGCTGCTTGTTTAGCAAAGTCTGACAACCCTGTGTTTTGCTCTCCAGCTACATTTCTTACAATATCACGAACCCCAACCCCAATTCCTGTACCTAATCCGGCCCCTATTGGACCTGCTGCCCCACCAATAATCCCTCCAATTGTGGGGGCTCCTTGTGACAATTCAGCTAATCTTGGTAAAGAAAATGGAGTTGATAGCCCAAGCATAGCCTGTGGAATAGTTGGATTTTGAACTCCAACACGTTCAGAAAGTTGGCGTGAGAAGGATTTAGTGCCAACTTCCTCCAAGGCATAATCATCCAGCTTCATTTTCTGAACTGGAACTTCCTCTAAATTATAGTCAGAAAGTTTTGGCATTATTTAATTTTTACCCCACCAAACGATTCAAGAATCTTAATATCAGTTGCGCTATTGGCTTTAAATCTTCTTGTAGTTCCGTTTTCTACTACTTCAAAAATTCCGAAACCCTCTTCGCTTTTATAAGGATTTTTTGCTCTGTTAGGATTTGAAAGAGCTTTTAAAGCATTATCATAATAAACACGATCGCGCTCTCCACCAACAGTCCCCATTGCCTCAGCTCTTTTTGCAATGTAGTCCAAATTCTTAATAATTGTTTTTGTAGGCTGACCAGATGTAATCCCATCAATAATTTCATCAGCAATCCCTGGGACTTCTCCCATTAGTCTATCAAACTCTTGTGGAGTAACAGCCTGCCCAGACTTGAGGTTAAGAATGGTATTTTTTAAAGAATTAACCTTTTTCATTAACTCACGGTTAAATATAGGGGCTGTCATCAGACTCTTGCCCCTTTTTTCTAAATCGTTCATAATGTCTGTTGAAAGATTGTAAACGTCTGCCGCTCCCACAAATCTAAGTGCCTGTTCTTTGGGTATTAAGTCCAATGCTTCAAGAGCTCTTTTTTCATCAACCTTACCTGGAAGAAGTTCTTTTTGTTCCATTAGTTTCTGTTGGAGCTCAACAGTTCCCAATGCTCTTTTTTGCGCCGCCTGAGCCGGAATGGTTCCCACAATCTCTTGGCTCTTAATCTGTGTTTGTAGCTGAGGATTTACTAATTGAGCTCCTCCAATAGTAGCCGATGGCGACACAAATCCTGGCAAAGCACCTTGAGGCATTCCTCCAAGCATTTGGCCTTGAGCTTGCTGCCTAGGTCTTTGCACAACTCTAAATTGCTCGTTAATTTGAGCCCCTTGAGCAATAGGTATTAATCTTCCTTGTGGTGCGCCCATTATCTCATCTCCACATTAACGGTTTCCCAAAAATCTTTAATAGGCTTCATGTCAGGCCCAAAAACTTCTTTGGTGGTGGGGTTAATGATGTTCTTTGTTTGTGGGTCTTTGTAATAAACAGCCCCTGTAGAGTCTTGAAACGCTTCTAATCCTTCAAGTCCATTAAACTCCCAGCCATTAGTTTTAAGATCCTGTTCTACCAATGCTCCAACACCAGATTGCCCACCAGCCCCAGTGCTTGGAGCGTTGTTTACAGCTACTTCCTGAGAGGTTAGAGGTGGGCTTTGTGGGCTCATGCCAGGGATAGATTGCCCCATGTTATTAGTTTGAGGAGTAAGGCCGGGAATATTCAAACCAGACTGTCCTCCTGATAATGCCTGCAAAAGCTGTAGCCCTAAAAATGGGTTCTGTTGACCAGCTGACGGAGCTTTACCTGTTAGGTAATATAGCTTCATCATGTCTTCTTGGCTAATATTAGGCAGCTTTCTAGCCTGTTGTAGCTGTCTTTGAAAAATCTGTGGCTGCAAATTCTGTTGCATGCCAGCACCAAGACCAGAACCTAAAGAAGCACCTATTGAACCCCAGTCAATTGCCATAATTATCCTTTAAATAAAAGGCATAGAGCCCAATAATCCCGAAGCTCCTGCTCCACTTGCTGCACCTGCTCCAGCACCAAACATGCTTCCTAATCCACCTGTTGCTAATGCCAATCCTACAGCTGGCAATACTGATTGTAATAATCCAGGAGTGCTAGGAGATCCTGGGCTTGCTCCAGTAGAAAACTGATATAAACGCATTAAATCCTCAATTGGCTGTCTTTGTAACCCTTGATCTACTCCAAATCTTTGGAAAGCGTTTTGAGCCAATTGAAGTGCCTGTTGATCGCTTGCGCCCTGCTGTCTAAATATTTCAGCAGCCTGTTGGATCTGTCGATTCATGTCCATCTGGGCAGCAAACTGATTAGCCCCCATCTGAGCTTGAGCCTGTTGCAACGCGGCCTGAGAGGCCACATTCTGCAAAGCGTTCTGCTCCGATTCACGCTGCTTAAGAAGCGCTCCAGTAGTAGCTCCAGTAGTCAGAAGACCGCGGCGGTTCATGTCTTCCATGATTCCTAGACGCTGGTCTTCTCCCTGTCGCTGCAGGGCTCTATTGGCCATCTCAATTTGAGGAGTAAAAAAATCACCCACATTAGCGTTAAAGTTATTCTGAAATTGAAATGGATCTCTATTGCCACCAAACTGAAGAGTCGTCTCTTGTGGAAGTTGAGGCACATTTAAAGATGCCTGCTCACCAAATCCCAATGTTTGTTGTGCCGCTCTTAGCTGCTCCTCAATTGGAGAAGTCTGCCTTCCAAGTTCATTAAGCAATTGGTTTCTATACGGAGAGCCAAGTCCAGCGTTGCTTTCTAGTGCGCCTCTTCTTTGATTTAAAGCGTCTAGCTGTCCTTGAAGACTAGAAACAGCCCCTCTTTGACCCTCTAAATATCCAGGCTTAGAACCAAGAAGATTACCCATAAACAAGTCACCAAGGACCTGTCCCTGCTGTTCATATCCTGGGCCTCTAAAAGGCTGTGGAGATTGTCCGCCTGAACCAAATAAAAAAGACATTTATCTTTTCTCCAATTCGGCCTTGTAACGCTTATTAAAAGGCCCCTTAGTCAATCCAAGCAAAACAGCATCATGAAATTCACCGTCCATATAAAACTCATTCTCTAGCTTTCCTTCTTTTCTAAAACCAACTTTTTCAGCCAGCTTTATAGAAGCTAAATTAGACTCCAAGGGGCAACATTTTGCTTTATAAAAGTTCATATTGTTAAACACGTTATAGAGGCCCAGCTTTAAACCATCAAACGCAATCCCTGTACCATGATACAACTTGTCTACCAGCAGGCCTACATTTAAGTTTCGATGTCTCTCTTCAACCGCTGTCATTGTAAATATTCCAAATACTTCATCTAAATTAATAGGGTTCACTAAAACTAAAGTGTTCATTTTAGCTTTTGGAATATCTTCAAAAGCCAGCAATCCTTGATTTAAAAAGAACTTATCGTACTCTCCAGAATGAAACCATTTATACACACATGCTGAATGAACTGTTTCAAACGGTATAATTCTTACTTTATCTGTACAAAGTAGCATTTAATCTGCCCCTTATTTGTCCCACGTGAAACGCTATACACCTTCTAGATCATCTAATCTCTGTTTTAACTTCTTGACTTCAGCCAAAAGAAGAACCCCTAGAAGAGCATACTGGACGCTCTCTGGATCTCCGTGACTATTGTATTCAGTCATCATTGGAATGATGCTAGCCACTTCCTCTGCTATAAGCCCAAAATGTTTTTTATCTGTATTTTTTTCATTAAAAGAAACGGGTCTGAGATTATAAATTCCAGAAGAATCAAAATCTAAATCAGTGACATTGTCTTTATATCTTAAAGATGATGTTGATCTAAGTATTTCACCAGTACCAGAATCTATAAAAGCGTTTGCAGCAGAAGCAGTAGTTGCATGGTTTGGAACATATAGAAGAGCATTGCAGGTAACGTCACCGGCATTTGTAGACGTACTAATAGACATTGCCACAGTTGCATTTGCATTAAGAACAGCAAAGTTGTCGGACGCGTTAGTGCCAAGATAATATTTCGCCGTACCACTTATCTTGCCTGTAATATCTCCAAAGATAGACCCAGTTGTGGTTCTATCCATCGTCAAAGGAGGCGCGCTGGTATTGGTTATAAATACAGACCCAGAAGGGTTCATTCCAAAACCAATGCCAGCGGCATTTAGCGTGGACCCTGGGTTAAGCCAAATTGTATCAGAAGGCGAAGCAGAATTATCAATACCGAATGAAAAAGCCTGAACGCTTGCTACATTAAAGTTAATGTAGGCATCTCCGGCAGAAGAGCCGGCCACATCTAAAACTAGCACAGCATCACTGCTTGCTGTGTTTGATGTGTTTCTGATTCTTGTTAAAACTGTGCCGCCAGAAGTAGATCGCGACAGGTCTAAATCAAAAGAAGGTGACGCTGTTCCAAATCCTACCCTATTGTTTGAGGAGTCTACAAAAAGAGTGTCTGTATCAAATGCTACGCTTCCAGTTATATTTGGAGTGCCAGTCAGCGCAATAGTCCCATTACTTAAAAAGTTAATAATGCTTGTTCCGGCAGAGCCAATCAGATTCAAAATTGGAGTAGCGGCAGCATCCTGTGTCAACGTAACAACCGTTGCTCCAGTGGCTAGAGTATTGTCATTTTTAATGCTTACAAGGCTTCTTGTGGAGGTGTCTGTAGAGTTACTTAGAACAGTTAAAGCTGTTCCAGTGGTTAAACTGGACGCTGTAATAGCGACAGCATTGCCTGTAGTGGTTGTGCTGATAAAAGTATGCAAGCCGGTCCAAGGGAAATTGGCCGACAAATTCATGTTGGTGCTATCAATGCCACCATTTTGAAGAGTATATAGAGGATTAAAGCGAGCGTTAACTTCCAGAGCGTCTGCAACTGTGCCATTCGAAAATGTGTATGGATCAATCTGTACTGTCATGGATTATTGTACCCCGAGAATGTTCCGTTTATGTTCAAATATAACTGGGTCGACGCCCCAGCTACTCTGATATATAAATCGCCATCATTCCCCCCCGACGGGGCACCAGATCCACTGCTAATCTTAACCTTACCTATATCAAAGTCTTTCAAAATTGCATAGAGAGAAGTCAAGTATTCATTAACTTGCTGCAAATAATAAAACAACTGTGGATCAATTCCATTTATCTGAGGAACCTGTGGGGGAGATGGTATCATTATGGCTCCCTATACTGGGCTTCTTGTCCAAGGCTTGTTATACCAGCAAGAAATTCCTCTACCTGCATAGCTTCACCAGAAGTGTTATGGCTCAACTGAAACGTAAAATACCGACCAGTCACAGCTTCTTCACTAGTAGACGGCTGAGGCGTTAGTTCAAATCTAGTATAAGCAGTGGATTCACTAGACCAAAGTCCAGTGCCCCAAAGCATAGACCCCCAAAGGCCACCAACTGCTGCAATTTGTTCAGTCCCAATACCAGATGCCAAATCAGTCGTTACTGTTAAAGCTAAAGTTGTAGATGTCGATTGAGTGGTAACAGTGTTTAAATCATTGAGCATCTTGTGAACTGAAGCATCTCCAAAGTCTATTCTTCCAGTAATCCAAGTAGCTGGAATGGACCCACCACTTTCTTCATCAGAAAAGCCATCATCCATAAGCAATAACTGTCCATCATAATTTCCACAGAAAAACTGCTTGGTACCACTAGTTTCCCATGTGGCCATTGCATTTGCGTTAATTCCAACATGATAAAATATTGCGCTTAAAGGACGGCCATCTTCTCCGGTAAAATAGTCATTGAAATAATCATAACAAACCACCTGGCTATTTTCACTGCCAGAACCAAAAGAATAAGAAGCCCAATATTGGTTATAGCTTTCCATAACCATAGAGCTAACGTACTTAAGCCGAGCCAAATTCATCGATTTAAACAGGCTCTCAGCATAATCGCCCAAAGGCAATAAGTTTGGAGTTCCATTAAAACCCTTAATCAGCCCATCATTGTTTACAAATATAAGAATACGGCCGTATCTTTTAGAATCAACTTCTCTAATAGAGTATGGAGCAGAACATCCTTCGCCTGAAATTACCTGTGTGATGGATAAATCCCGAGTACTAGAGCCAGAAATAAGAAATACGCCGGTCGGCTTAAAAACTACAAGGTAATCACGATAACTTGCAATGCCAGTTATGTTCTCACCATTGCCTTGAAATCTAGCAATGTCGTTTGTTGTGTCCCATGACTCCCCATTTAAAAGAGCGGAGAAATAAACAATATCG